GGCGTTAGGGATAAATCATGAATGTATGCGCTAGAGGGGACTGCAAATTGCATATCCTCTCCTGCTTTTACGAAAACATTCACTTGAATTGGTGGAGATGATGTGGGATCACCTGGAACAGTGAGTTCATTTAGAACTGAAACTGTTATTTGTCCATTGGACCACGTATTGTTGGCTGGCGAAGATCCGTCTGATCTAAATTCGAGATTCGTGCCTCCATTAGGTGCTCCACATCTTCCAATTGACAGAAATGGTTCAGATTTTCCCCATCCTAGGCACACTTCGAAATCGCGCGTTTCAGCGAGATCAATCACTTCAGTGTACTGAATGTTTGTAGATAAATTCTGATAACCATTCGGGTCATATTGTACCAACAATCTTCCTTTATGAAAATTGGAAGCAACGATTTGAAAGCGCATGATTATGGAACCATGCCAATAGGTAAACAACTGCGACATAAACGCCATTGGCGTCATGTAGAGTGTTGATCCTAATCCCTCAATATCACAGATACTAGGTGTAATATTGGAGCTATATAATCGTGTTGTCGGAATATCTCCTTGGTCGAAAGTCGTCCACAGGAAACTGGTCAGAAAACTCTCTTTCTGGGCAATATCGTAGATACCCATATGATCTTCAGCGTTTAACCCAACAGTCCTTGCGTCTATTGTGGTCTCATTCTTAGAATCGAGCGTTAATTTCATCACAGTATCTGGTTGATCAGTAACAGCGAAAGCTGAACTTGTTACAGTCCTTACTCTTTTTGTGTTTTCCAAATCTACTGGTCGACTATATCCAAAAACTTTTGCAACTTCTCCTACCTTTGATGCTACCATTTCAGTAGCACGGGCATACGGGCCTATTACTGGTAAGTCTGTCAGCCAGCCAGCAGCTGCTGCAATAGCACTTGCTGGTTTTGAGATGGCCCCACTGCCATACTCATCATTCGTAGACTTTTTGATTGTTGTTTTTGTGTTTTTGTTTCTCTTGCCTTGAGAGATCAAGGATTGAGATTGAAGTGCGGTTGGCGTAGCCAATACAACATTTTCCATGTGTGCATAGCAAGTCACTGAAATGCCCTGGGTTTCCCCATTGGCATGACGCAACTTTGCAATTTCACTCAAAGTGAAAACACCCATATCTCTCCAGTCTCTTCCGGGTATATTAAGATAATTCTTAGGCCAAAAGAATGGCAAGATCATTGTTCCTCCTTCATTAGATGTAGGATTCAAGAAGATCTTGGGCCTTTGTGAATACTCAATGTAATCAATCTCGAAAGCATTTCTTTTTGGTATTTCATTCAGGTAAGGGACGGGTTCATAAGAAACCATCAACCTCCCATAGAGGAACGAGTTACCGTTGATAACAAACTTGAGATGCAAATCCCCACTCAAGTTGTTGAAGTACTTTAGTTTTTCAAACACAGCCGCATTCTCACAGAATAACTCCCAAGGATTAACAGTGTCGTTGATTGTTGGACCAACCGCACCGGTTGACCATCGCTCTTCGTAAATCTTCACTGGGCGTGCCAGAAAATCACCTAATTTCGAATCCTCCTTTTGAACTGTGTCATAGGTAGTATCTCGATCAGATGAAACTGTCACTCCATATCCTGGGTCCAAATCTTGAAAATGCATGATAGCTTGTTTCCCTGTTTCCCCATTCTGAGCCACTTCGGCTTCAGACTTTAATGTATATGAATTATAAATTTGTTCACTAATGGTTTTGGTTCCAAGAGCCAGCACATTCCATTAAACGTACTGGATGGCTAGTGTTTTTGATCGACAAAATCCTCCCTAAATAGGGCTTAGTCTGCGACAGCAAAGCCTATACTGAAAATGGGTACTAGATCCCCAACATCAATACGGTAACCATATACTGAAGTCTCGTTTTAGCTGCAACGCGATGAGATTCGCGCTTATGATGCTTTTAGAATGTCATCCAAGGACAATGGCGGCTTTATTCTTCCTCTTCATCAGAGGAAACACTAAAGCCAGTGTCTTCTTTATTGCGCACATATTTTCCAATGTAATGCTCAAGGTATTGATCATAGGTGACATCAAGATTCTTAATCTGAGGTCCAAGATCGTGCTTTGCAGCAATGGTTTGCACTTTCGTCCGCCACTCTTCATATGGTTCTCGTCCATGATTAAACATTTCACGAATTGAGCCATCAAGATTGATTGCAGAAGCAGTGTCAGCAGGTAGCGTGTCAGTGGCATTGCAATGCAATGACTTAATAATCGAACCGAAATCAAGGGCTCCCATAAATTGTTGTAAATGTGGATTAAAGACAGGCTTCCTTTTCAAGAAGTCAATCTGTTCCATCGTAACGAGATCGGGTGCATTCTCACTTTTATCGGCGGCAGTATAGCCAATTCCGACATCTTTGAAAACCTTGGAAAACGCATTGAAGTGCACGTGTTCAGCAACACGTTCAGAGGGTGCTAACAAACTGTCATCACCATAAAAAGTAGCTTTACACTCACTCGAGAAGTTTCCTTCGAGATTGTGCTCTTTCTTCAAACGATTAAAGACACAACGATGGTATAATGAATTAACAATTCCATTCACGTACACAGTCATACTATGTCCGGAAGGATTGGATCCTGCCATCAGAACCATCTCACCATTGTAAGCAAGCATTGGGTTTGCAACTTCATTTGCAAGCATGTCCATCATCAAGAGATCATCTGTGTTGAAATTCCATAGTCTTTCAGCAATTTTCCTCATGGCAAAGAAAGCCATTATAATTGCATTGGAGGACATTCCAAGATCATATTTGGAGAAATCGCCAGCAACATAGCCAGTCTTCTCACCATTTGATCTGATGTGTTCAATTAATTCATGGAAATCAGGTCCTGATGCATTAATACCAACAGCTTGCTCACTATCAAGTGGCAAGTGTGATAACGCACAAGCAACAGGTAAGAAATATTTTCGAATCAAAATTTGAAGTGTGATTGGGGAGCATGCAAAAACACGCACCTTCTGGTTTTCACTACCATCAGCTTTAAATTGTTTCGTAATTTCATCCTTCAAAGAAGTCTTAAACGGTTGATAAGCTCGGAATCCATTTCTGAGCATACGTTCAACTTTGCTAACTTCTTCCCAGATTTCGGGTTTGAAATCAACAACGTCCTCTCCTTCCATGATGCAGTATTTCGTCTTCTTTCCAGTGTATGGAAATCCAATAGACGTAGAGAAGTTCATTCGGTCAATAAATCGTAGACCTTTCACTCCAAATACTATCTCATGATTGGTAAGTGGTCTTTTCACAAATGTGTCAGCCACATCAATTGGGAGAGTCTCATATGCAACACAGAAATTGTCAACATACTCCTTGCAAGCATCAGCGAGTTCTCCAATCTTGAACCCAACAGGTTGATTAGATCGCTTATCAAGATCAAGGTGATATGGTCTCCACCACGGTTTTGTTCGCGGTGGACCATAATTGTTTTTAATTCCAGTAACTTCGGTTACAGTATCAGTGATCAAACTTGGCTTAACAGAAGAGTAAAACGAATTCTCTCCTTTGCAAGAACCAATGTATTCATGATGATTATCGCCTTCTCTCCACACAAGTGGTGAAGTATCTTTCGGTACAGCTTGAAACTTAATAGCTTCGGAATCGCCAATGATGGTGGTCGGGACCATTCCCATCTCAGCAATATCAGGTAACTCATTAAAATGAGCACGAGCTGCAATCATGTCTTCTTCACAGATACTACCTCCAGCACCAACGTGACCATTTCCTGCTAAGTGTATTCCACCAAGTACCCATTGGGCACCATCACGGATAACTAGAGCAGATCCACAAGAACCAACAAATGATGCTTCTTTCATAGGATAATTCCATCCACAGAAGGAGCCTTCACTGGCTTTGATCTCATTAGACCAAGTGCCATGCAAATCTTGCGAAACATATTCACCTTCATCATTCACAAAAGTATGAGTCAGAGGAGAAGGGAGGAGTCGCATTACGCTGGTATTCGTGTTCTTCGCACGCAAATGCTTGGAGATATCTCTACCACGGATGTTTGCACTATAAATAAATACAAGATCACGATCTGGGCATTGGTAGACACTTTGATCACACAACGGAATATCGAGATAAAAGCCTGGTCGGCTAATTCGTACACGGTTCCATCCAGGAACTAAGTTATGTTTTGGCATGACTAGTAAACCAGCATGTAAAATCAATGCACAACTTTTCGCATTTGAATCAGTGCCAAATACTTGACATTTGATCAGATTCCTTCGAACAACTTGATTCAATTGATCGCGTGATGCGGTTCCTTTCTTCAAGTTTCCAATAGTGTTATCAGCCCATTCATTGGGTAGAGCATTGCGTTCTTCAATATCAGACATAGTGTTTGGTCTTAATAAACTTTCTTTGTCTTTCTTATCGTCCCACAATGACTTCAAAATCTTCAGAACTTTGAGAGTTACTACAAGTGTAGCAGCGCCGGTTATTCCATAAAATAGATATTTACCGTATTTCTGTCGCTGTTCTAAAGCCAATGGTTCAAGAGATTTCTTTCTATCAGCAATTTCAGCTAATAGATGAGCTTTTGCTTCTTCACCAAGATGTCTATATCTATTGAGTGTAAAACACGTCAAAAATAGATTTGGTAATGCTAACATCACAAATGTGATAGGATAAGCAATTACTAGCATCGTACTAGCAGTCATTAAACCAGCTAGTGGTGTAAACAATTTCCATTTCATCATGGTCTTATGATGTGTGGTAACTGTAGAGAACACACGTGTTCCCAACAGTATCTTGCCAAAGAAATTCTCTTCAAGATCAATTGGAATGTAAGTAGCTGCTTCAATCAACCCATCATGATACCATTGATCATAGTTCTCAAGTAGATATTTTGTAGTAGCTTTGCACAAATTGTCTTCATATTCATCGAAGAATGAAACAAGTCCAATCTTGAAATTCTGAGCTTTGTGCCACATTCTAGAAACAATGCAACCAAGAGTGATGGAGAGTAAACTCTCACTCGTCAACTTTGGTTTGCTGTTTTCACAAAAGATTTTGCTTTTCTTGCAACCACAGGGGCAGATGGTGTAATCTTCATCCATCTTCTTGTTCATCTCAACAATTCCCTTCTGTTGCAAATAGAAATCGGATGCTTGCGCACTCACAGCATCAAGAGCTTGATAAATGTCATACGTCTTTCCTGGGACAGTATCAACTAACATGATTTTCGCATCATGATCAGCTCTCGATCCTTTCTTTCCATCAGTCTTTTCAGCCTTCTTGATAATTGGTTTTTGCAATCGTAGTGTCCACAAACTAGGTAGTGTTGGGAACTCGACATACGGTTTACCATTTTCATCAAACTTGGTGAAAGCTTTATTAACTTTAGTAGTATCGATTTCATTTGAGAAGCTTCCATTCACTTCTCGTGCAAATTCATGCTTAACACTAGCACGAATGTAGATATCACCACGACGCATACGCGAATAGGGACATACAGACATCTCAGACAACATAGTTTCGTTGTTCGTGTTAATAAGCATGAGTTTGGGTTGCACAGGTACTCTTCCTTTCTCTTCTACTCCAGCTTTCGGGGCATAGCAAACTTGATTGTTCTTAATCATAATTTGTTTCGCACCTTCATCTTCATCCATGTGTTGGGGTTTAGTATTACCAAAATCGTCCAATATAACAACTTCTGTATAGCCTTTGTAAGCTGTCCAGTATTTGTCATTACCTTGAATAACACATTGATAGCGTGAAGTAGTTTTAAAACCATTCCGAGCACCAATCTCACGCGCAAAGATTTGGGTCAATGTAGTTTTTCCAATATTAGAATCTCCGATCAAAACGGGTGCAAATGGAGCTTCTCGCGTTCCACAAGCAATTCTAGTTTGAATAACAGTATTTTCCCACTCTATGACATTTTCATATTTGCGTTGTAAGATAGATGCAACAACTCCAGCTTTTCCCATCTTAGCACGTAAGATACTCTTGCCTAGATTTCCGATGCGCTCTTCAAGAGCTTTATCAGTAATGCCAAACATTTTCTCTAAGTTGCCAGTTGAAATGGTTTGTACCATAGGAGCAAGACTTGCATATTCCTCATCGATTTCGTATGCCAATTTGTCCTCAAACAAAAATGGCTTCAATGATTTCTTTGCAAACGCGTAGATTCCACTCTCTAAAAGATAAGTGACACAAGCAATGATAGCATCAAGTGCATCAAGTGCGTGCATAGTCTCACGACGCGTATCTGCAGCAAAAATCTTAATATTGCCTACAGATAAATCATACTCTTTTCCTTCAATCAAGCCACATGCAACAAAAGTGCAAAGTAACTCATGGAATTTGGTATAAGCTGGACATGTACGAAACAATTTCCAATTATTTCGTGCATCTTGAATTCGCGCAATGAATGTTTCACAATCATTGGCGTCTTCCTTTTCACTCTCACTAATTAATGCATCCATATCAGCAGCACCTTCGGTGTTGTTCAATGACATTAATGTATTCCAAATGTCCATAACACAGCCTTGGTTCGATCCGAATTCGGAATTAGCAAACTGCATAATGGAGCTGATTGCACCAATATTGTTCTTAGTATTACATACAGTGATACAGCACAACAAGGCACTAGTCAGGAATTTACGAGAGTGTTCATCGGTACATGTTTTCAAAATGATTTCTTGGATAAGACTCCACTTTGTGATCTCAATCTCGGAATGAGAATCTAATGTAACGATTTTCTTTTCTAGTCGTTTTCTTTTTTCAGGACTTGAAGTTTTTAAAACTTTTTTCAAGTTTCTAATCTTTTGTTTTTCTTTGGACGTCTCTCTGCGAGCATATTTGCTCGAAGCATATTCCTTTTCGGAATGGCTCACATACACAAATGAGTTCCAGACACTCAAAAAGAGTGCTATTACAAATACAAAGCAGCATTTTTCAGCTGGATGCATGTATACAAAAGAAGTAAGCAACAGAGTGCACGTGATCAAATAATAAAATAAGATCTGAAACTCAAATCGCTCGAAGGCAGCTCGACTTGCTGCCATAATTTTTGCGCTTAGCGCACGGACGGTGCCCGACACATTCTCCCAATTTTCACCTTTGTTTCCGCTAATATTGAACTGATTCATGATTATAAGAAATGTGGGTGTGATGCTGAATGTTTGTGTGTAATATACTAACACAATATATGGATTCGACCTAGTCGATCTATGGGTCATACTTCTGCGTTAACTCTTAAAAAGTAGGATATTGGGATCCTTAGATGCCGTGGTTCGACACCCTAAATTAAGTGATACAGTCATAGTATTCCAAAAACTCCCAGTACGTCGGGTTAAGTACTCTCAAATATAGTTTTTACTACGATATTAATTAGCCTAAGTCTTAAGGCTCTAATGTCACTGGCAGCGCGAAGCTTAATCAGGAGTGATTTAATTTAATCGTCTATTTTACAAAATGCAAGCACATAGCTTCATAGAACTATAATCGAAGCCACACAAAGTGGTTTCTATCAAACACAGGATAGCCGGTATCAAAGAATAGCATCGCCATAAAATGGCTTCATCAATGACACTCGTTCCGGCTAACCCGGGCGGGTCGGCAAATCAAAATTAAATGAAATAAATAATCCAATAAGATCATAAATTTTGAAAAGCCTAAAAAGTTTCTTGTGGATTAGGCAAGGTCGTTTCTTCAACGACAGAAAGT